TGTGCCGTTGCCAGCAGTACCACCGCCACCGCCGCCACCTTGATATGCCCCGTTTGCCCCACCTGCGCCGCCTGTATTACTTCCAGAATCGCCGCCTGATGCAGCGGAAGTCGCAGCACTAATACCGCGACCACCTGTTCCACCATTGCCTGTTACTGAATTTATTGAACTTGCCCCGCCTGATGTTCCAACATTTGCGCCCGGTGTTCCACCACCTGGCCCACCACCGCCAATTACTACTGCAAAAGTGCCAAGTAAATTATTAGAAGCCGAATAGGTTAAAACTCCTGCTCCACCACCGCCGGATTTTGCTCCACCACCGCCAGCGCCGATGACAAGTAGATCGCACGAAAGAGTTGAATTAGATACAACTAAATTAGCGTTGGATAAAAAAGTGCGATAAAAATAAGTTGCGTCAGAAGTTAAAGTGCCGCCCGTAACTGATGGCTTTACAATTATATCGCCAAAGAGCCCTGCTGTGATTGCTCCAATCATTAAGCAATTCCACCCACGATAGTCCAGCTATTAGCAGCGAGACGAATCGCTACTGCCGTCTTATATTGGGCAAGTGTTGGAGCTGCTGAAGATGCACCGGCAGAAACAATAGTTACTCCTGATCCTGCTGCAAAAGTCAAAAGACCTGCGCCAGAGTTTAGGAAAGTGATTGCGCTGCCTACCGCAGCAGAAGTAAGAGTTGAGTCAGGAGCAATAGTAATGGTCTTAGTTGAGGCATTAGTAGCCTGGACTAAAGACTGATACAAGTCAGCATTAGCAACTGTGTAAGTAGCACCTGACTGCGGATTAAGAGTAAAGGTCACAAGACCATTGAACATTGCCGCTGTAAGGATATCTCCCGTTGCGGATGGAAAGCCTGTTGCCATTTATATCTCCTAGTAAGTCATTGCAGACACGCCAATTATACCGCGTTCTGCGCTGCCGATGATGAATCCATCAACGATGGGCTCAAGTGTTGTAACTGTTACTTGCATTGCATTTGGGCTAATTTCCCACTTAAGCCCCTGCACCTGCAAGGTCTTGACTATGGTGCTGCCATCCGGCTGGATGTTTGAGATTCTGACGTTGGTGAAATAGTCCAAGCCAATCATTGTGTCTGTTGGGACTGCTGTGTCTAATAGATCAACAGTCATGGAGTCAATGCGGATGGTGGTCTCTGCATGGCTCGCCACGAAAGTAGCAGCGATATTTAGGGCATTGGCATCTGTGTCAATAACTAAGTCCTGGGCGCTGTACTGATGAGGGAAGTATTTAATTACGCTGTCTGCGTTCTGATAGACCTGGGCTGTACCGCCTATGCGCTGGATGCTGGCTGTGTTAATAATGAGCTTGTCATCAAAGGCAAAGACTAGGTTCTTGTATGGAATACCGCCTGTTTGATTAAACTCAATGGGAGTGCCAGAGATAGACGAGGATACTTGATTGCGGCTCTTAAATATGGCTGTGCCTGACCCGTCAAAATAAAATGCGCCCTGCTCGGAAAACTCTGCGTTCTTAATTGCCGATAAGGCTGTGCGAAGTGTGCCTGGGTCAGCCTGGCATAGAGATTGTCCTGTTGAGATAGTTCTCATGTTTGTTGGAAAATCTACTTCGCTTAGCAGTTTGCCAATGCGTGTGCCGGTGGCTTGTCCTGCTCCTGAATCTGCAACAGTCGTAAGTTGTGCAAGGTTAAGCAATCTAAAGGCGTCTGCTGCGTAAATATCGACATAACCCACGTTCTCGGCTTGGTCGTAGTAGTAGCGATACTCTGTTGTGTAGCCAGAAAATAGAAACTCACTTGCTGTGGCTGTGGTGGCTGATACACGAATCTTGCGAAGTGGTACAAGATAAGGATAATAGATTGAGGACGTGTTCTGTGGGTTCCACGATCCGTCAGAGTCATAGACTCGAATTACTGCTGTGCCAGCTTGATAAGTGTCGGACTGGATGTTACGTCCGTTTTCGATAGTAATGCTGCGTACGCTAGGGGTAAGGTCGATGATTGGTGTAGGGACTGTAGAGCCAGCAAGTGTGCCAGTACCTAAAACTCCATACTTGGCATCACCAATCGTAAATGGATAGCCAAAGGTTGCACCGGATGAGAAGTCAAAGGATACCGAGATTTCTGCTGGCAGCGCCATAGTTATCTACCAGTTCTGTTTACTGATGATCCGATACCTGAAAGAGATGAGTCTTGTAGTGCAGAGGCTATTGTCTTGCCGTCAATCTGCACATAGATTGGAGTTCCACCAACATAAGTAGTTGCCTGTTGTCCACCACCGCTTATTGCTGTCGCTGCTGGCTTGGGCATTGCTGCTACGTTTGTGGCAGGTATATCTACCTTAGTGCCGCCTACATAAAATGATGAGCCTGCTGTGCTAACGCTTGAGGCAGCTGCAACAGCAACGCTTCCACTTACGCTAGCAACTTGCTTAGCCTTGGTCATAAGCATGTCTAGGTATGCTTCCCATGAGGCAAAGGGATTAGCAGCTTGTGGAAGGGTTGCAAGGTCTCTAGCAATCTTCTCGCCCAGTCCTTGAGCCTTGGCTAGTTCATAGGTAAGCAATTGGGCTTCCTTGGTGTTGCCAGTTAGTAAAGCAAACTGAAGTTCAACGCGCTTACGATCCTCATCAGATAACTTACCCTTGAGGGCAGCGATGAGTTGAACCTGTTCTAAATCAAAGATTGAGCCAGCCTTCTTAAGTGTTGCTTGCTTTTTCTGCTCTGCTGTAAGTGCCTTAGTTGTTGCTAACTGCGCTTTGTAAAGTTTGGCTTGACGAGCTTCGATTGCCTTGAGTTTGGCATCGTTAGCCATTGACTTACGGAATAGTTCTTGACCAGGTACTGCGCTAGGTACTGCATCAGGTCTTTGAGTTCCTACTCCGAAGTATGCTTGCCCGAAGGCTGTGGCTGCATTGTTGAGAAGTTTAGCAATCTCGATAGACCCAGCACCGAAAGCATCGAGAAGCCCACCTAGTCTGCGAGCGCCGGAAGATTGGTCTCCACTAGCCCCTGCAAGGGTGAACAGAGCCTTGCCAGCGTTCTCTTGAAGGTTGCTCCAGGCTAAAGAAAGAATACCTAACTGACCTGCATAGGTGTTCAGATAAGCGGCGTTTGAGCCGGTAAACTTATTGTTCAGGATATCTTGAATTTCAGAGAATGACTTTGCCTTAAGTTCTGCTTCCGTCAGTCCTAGAGAATACTTCTTGAGCGAACGAGTTTGCCCATAGTAAGCCTTTGCTAAATCTTCTGACACGGAAGTCAAACCCAAACCTGTGCCAGCCGAGACCTCGATGGCTGTGTTAAGAATAGATTGAGACTTGGCTAATGAGCCGGTTTGCTGCAACAGTCTTTGGAAAGCCGGGCGAAGAAGGTCATCTGCCACCTGGCTAGTTTTCTCAAGATTGGCGATGTAAGTAGTAATTTGAGGATTGGCAAACTCAAGTCCAAGGTTCTTGACTGCCATTGTAAGGCGAGTGGCTGCTACTTCATCAGCTGCAAAAGCGGCAAGTGACTTCTTTGCAAAAGCAGCAAAGGCAACGCCGCCAAGGACTCTGCTGAAATTCTTGACTGACTTCTGTAACTTGCCAATTGATTTATCGGCTTTGACAATGCCTGTAGAATCAAGGGTAGTGGCAATGCGTATTGCTAGATCGGTTGCTCCAGCCATTATGCGTTATCCCTTACTCTAAATGACTTTTCGCCCAAGGCGTTAGTCTTAACAATAACTTTGTTGTTTGCGTTCTGAATAGCCTTGACTACCGCTGCTGTGGTTTTGCCTTGATCTTCTGCCCATGCCCTAAACATCAAGCGACCTTTAGTCTTGCGAGTTTTACGACCGGCGCTGTTGGATTGCCGGGAATCAATCAATGGTGGCATTGCATCGATAAATTGACGTCCTGCATACGGATTGGCTGACTTATTAACATCTTTGCCAGATTCCCATGCTGGGACTATGCCGCCATTACGCATTGCAATAGTACGCTTAGACGCTGGCAAGCCTTGTGGGTTCTTGCGTCCTGCTGTTTCGTAAATTGCTCCAGCAGCAGACTTGTTAACGATTTGGGCAAGAGTTATAAAGCCTCGCTTGTTAGGCTTGGTTGGAGCTGTTGAGTAACCTAAGCCCTTTTGTATGACGCCAGCGTTAAAGGCTCGATACTCCCACTCACCTACAGGGTTAGCCCAGCCGCTTAAAGGAGATTCAGAAGGAACGAATCCTCGAGCGCGATTGACTACCTTGCGCAAATGTCCAGCAATCTCTTTCTGCGTTTCCTTAGCAAGGTCAGGAGTGTATTCCTTCAAGGCTTTTCTAAGAGCGACCGCGCCTTGCAGTTCTACTGGCATTGTCTCGCTCCTTTCCTAAGTCCTTGAGGACTTCTATATGTGCCTTAAACGCCATCGGCGTTAGTTCGACAATGCTTTGAAAGGGAACTCCATACTCGTAACTCAAGCGAGCTGCGAGATAGGTGAGGGAGTTCCGATCTACCCTAAAGGGTCAGACTCTAAGACCTCAACTTCTTTGAGTGTCTCAAGGAATGATTCCCCAAAAGGTTTGACTGTTTCACCCGAACGTCTAATTGCTTCCCAGCACAGCCAGTAAACATCTGTCTGCTTCTGATCCTCAATAAGAGCCTTATGAAAGCCCTTCTTGGCATACTGTTCAAAGCTATATTCAAGCACCGGAGTTATCTCAAACTCCTGCACTTGTCCATCAGCCCTTGTTACTTTGAGTTTTGCCATGTTAGCCCCTTAATTAGTTGTTTAGAAAGTTCCGGTTGTAGCGACTGCAACAGTACCAGAGACGTTGAATGTGAGGCTCTGTGTTGAGAGGTCTCCAACTGCGCCGTTTATATCTGTTGTGTTGTTGATAAGGCATGTTGCTGTATAGAGAGGGTTAGTCGCTGATACTGCTGTTCCCTTTGACTGGAGAAGGACTACTGTTACGTTAGTTCCCCATGCAGCCTGGAGTGTTGCAAGAACCGATGCTGATGCTGTGTCGTTTAAGAAGTCAAGAGTGATAGAAGATGCTTCTAATCCCTTAACAAACTTGTGTCCTGAATCGCCCATCGCTGTTACTTCGAGTTCATCAAAGGCGCGATTGAGTGTTGCGGATGTAACGTGGTCGCTAAGATCAACAGAGTTAACCTTTACGCCTACCAAGTTGCTCATGAATACTGCCATTTAGGTTATTCCTCGTCTTTCTTAGTTGTTGGTTTTGGTGCTTGTGCTACTGGTGGAAGCTGACCAATCTTGATTAGAAAGTCGGCTTGCTCCTTTGTCCAATCGTCCATCGATTAGCTCCATTCCGTAAGGGTACTGATTGCAATGTTGCAAGTCAGTAAATCTCCAGAAGCAATAGACAGGACGCTAGGCGCGCTGACGCTTCCTACGTTAAATACAATGCTGGAAGCCTCAAGAAGCGCAAAGACGCGAACTACGTCAGCTTCTATTCCAGCAAGGTTGCCCTCGTTATCCAGAAGGGGCACAATAATCTGCAAAAGAAAGTTAGCCATTGGAGCAATTGCTGTGTAGTCGTTATTGCTCGGCACAATGTAAGGGTCTGCCGGTGTCAAAATTAGGCTGTTAGCAATCGGGGTGGCAGGTGGGTATGAGTAAACAGAATACTTTGTGTTATCGGTCAGAGCTGATGCGATAGAAGCGCGTAGTGTGGTGATTGCTGGCATTAGCCCACCATAGAGCGAGGGTCAAGATAAGGCGCAAGCAAGCCTCGAACTCGAGCCACAAGCTGTGAGGACATGGAATACATGCTGCCTATTGATCCATCAGGATTCATGCCATTGCCAGAGTTAGTCTGTCGAGCAGTCCAGATTGAGATGCTTACCATAAGGCTGGCTTCCTGGATGGCAGGGATAGTTGTGTAGTCCACATAAGTCTCTGCTGCTGCAATACCAAAAGGAGCAACTGTATGCTTAGGATTATCGCTTGTATGAGTGGTAGTAATGCTGAACTGTTTAGTTCCAACAGCTGTGATTGTCTTAGTGCCGTTGTACTTTGTGCCAGCACCGCTAATAACTACCGATTGTCCGACATAGAAAACATCTGTAATATCTTCATTAAAGTAGAGAGTTCCAATTGTGCCTACATTGCCATGAGCAATAATTGGCTGTTGGTTCTTCCATAGAAAAGGCAACAAGACGTCATCAGCAGCATTGCAGACGGATTGCAAAACTGCATCGGTGTAGAGAGTTCCTACGCCAAGAGCTGCGCGAAGTTCTGCAACTGTTGTTGTACTCATTGTTTCCCTTTCTAAAGACTTGAGGGGACTGCAAGGGCTCTGGCAGCCCCCTCAAGCGACTTAGGTGTGGCTAATTAAGCCTTGTTGACCTTGAACGCTCCTGCACCAATCTTGGTTGCAATTGCGCCATAGCCGTACATTGCGATGTTTACTTGACCTGTCGCAACTACATCTGCACGAAGCTGATAAGTTGGTGACTCGTACCATGTGTAAGCATCTGGGTTGACGATAAGGATTGAGCCGTCTGTGTCTGTTGTAGCAGCTGTGTTAGCAGTTACATAAAGATCAAGACCAGCAACGTTACCGCGGATTGATGTTGGAGAAACTGCTCCACCAGCGTTCTGTGGTTGTGCTGCTGTGTAGATTGGGCGTCCACCATCGTTAAGTGTCATGATGTTTGACCATTGTGATGTATTGACAATCATGTTGCGAGCAAAGCCTTGTGTGCCGTTGTAAACAGATGCAGCACCGCGAGCAACTACGCCAAGCAATTCTGCTGCTGTTGGGTAAGTTGTGATTGTTGTGCCGTCTGCTGTTGCTCCAGCAATAAGAGCAGCGTTAACTGCTGTGTCTGTAACCTTAGCGTACTGCGCGGCAAGATTATTCATAAGCTCAGTTACGAAAATCGGATTTGACCGGTCGAGGAGCTCAACTGAAAAAGTTTGCTGCCCCGCATATTTTGCAACAGATACTGTTACAAAGGCTGCGTTCTGGTCAACATCTTCGATTGTTCCACCTTCTGCTTCAACTGTTACGCCCGGCATTTGTGTAATCTTTGGAATCTCAAATGACATACCTGCATCCGGCAACGCGCCGCGTGAGATTGCATCGATGTTGCTGCGTGTTGCATTAGCAAGTCCATTAATTACAGTAGAGAGCTGTCTTGTGGGTACAAGACCTGCGTTATCTGTTGTATCTGCCGCTGCTGCTAGGTATTGACGTGCATCCTCTGATCCCATTGCTGCCTGGATAGTCATCTCAAGATGCTTTCCCGCAGAGAAATCAAGGCGTGGCTTTGAATAAGCCATTGCTGTAATTGTAGGGCGAGCAGCTTCTACAGCCGCAGCTTCTACTGGTGTTGCTTCGACCGGAGTGGTATCTTCCACGACTGTCTCGCTTTCTGTTTTGGTTTCTTCGACAGGGAGAATTTCCTCTGCCGCGATCTCTAATACTTGAGCAGACTTAAAGGCTGGCTCTGTGACTAGAGAAACTTCTTTTAACTTGGCAGCCGATACGACTGTGTGACCATCGCGTGATGGCTTGGATGCAATTATCTCTGCACCGATAGAAAGTCCGGATACGAGACCTTCTTGCGCCATGACTAGAGCGTCATTGCCGCCTGTGCTACGGGATAACTTAAATGTGGCATAGATGCCGTCTGCGCGTGTTTCAGCAGCAATCATGCGACCGATAGGCTTCTTCATGTCGTGCTGCGATAGCAACTTAATCTTACTGACATCGCCAATCTCAATAGACCCAGCCTCGAACGCATAAGCGCCAAGGTTAGTGTTACCAACCTCGCCTGTACCTAGTGGCACAATCTTGCCGGAGATTTCTCTGCGATCTTCATTGCACTCAATAGAGGCAGCTTCGATGTATAGGGTTTCCATTAGCTTCCGTTCTCGTTTCCGTTAGGAGTTAAATCTTCCATCTCCATGGCTTGCTCTGTAGTAATGAGACCAAGGCTAAGCATCTTCTCAAGAACGAGAAGGCGCTCCATTGGCTCTGTGCGTAAGAATGAGTCATCGAGGGCAAACTTGACGTAGTGACCTGCTGTAGAGATATCGTCCATTGAAAGGCGAGCCTCAATTGCAGAGACGTAAGGCTGGAGAGTAAAGGCATACATCTGCTTGCGCTCATCCTGTACGTTTGCATAAGTCATAGTTGTGTTCTGTGATGCAGAGACATAATAAGGATCAACAGCACATAGACGGGCGCACTCTGTTGCTAGGTTCTGGATTGCATCGTTATAGCCCATGTCTTTAGGGCTAAATCCGATTGTCTGATAATCAATAGTTGATGTTAGGTAGGCTGTTCCGTTATTCTGACGAGCGCGCTTCCAAGCTGCTAGGAGTCCAGAGACTTCTTGAGGTGGTAGGTCTGCGCCAGTATTTTTTAAGAATCCTGTTGCAGAAGGAGTTGCAAGGGCAATACTAGCTGCGCGTTGTGCATCGATGGCTGCCTTGATTGTCAAAGCGCCAACGTTGAGGATGCCCTCATCTTTCTGGAATGTAATAAGAGAACCGAGACCAGACATAGGGACGGGCTTGCCATCGATGTTGTATTCAGTTACAAAGTTAGTTGCAGGATCAGTTAAGAATCCAACGCGAGTGTTAGCAATCCAATTGGCTCGAGCCATGCGTCCGTCCTCGGCATATACCTCGGTAATCTGCCAGAAGGCTTGCCCGTACATGAGAAGCGAGTCAAGCGTAAAGTACATTGTGACGTAACGAGGCTGATGAACGGAAGGCTGCTCAACCCAGCGAGGTGGTGCAATGTGTTCGCCTGTGGATTTCTTGTAATACTCCAATGGGATGCTGGAAATCGTGCCGGAGATTAGATCGCGGCAGCGTTTGATTGCAGGGACACTCAAAGCCATCTGGCGAGTTACGACTGCTGGGATAAAGTTGTTGTAGCTGTAAAAACTATCAGACATTACTTGCGGCGCTTCTTGCGCCTGCATTACTTGTGGCTTACGCGAAAAGAGACCCATAGAGGGCAATTATACACTACATATAGGTCATTCGCTGTAGATTGCCGCTACCTGTTGTGGTTTGGTTAATTGATGGACAACCATTGCAGTAGAGATAGCACCCGATACATCTCCGGCAGATTTTCTCTTAACGATTCTCCAGGATGAGTCATTGGTCTTAGCTGCACAGTTATTCATCTGCTGCACCC